TTTTCCCTTTCTGTTTTTTCTCTTCTTCTTTTCTCTTCGGGTTTTCTCTTTTTTTGATTTTCTCTCTGTTTTTTCTTGTTTCTTTTTTTCTTTTCTCCTCGTGAGCATAGTCATGGCATCCTTGCCTTGGTAGCCTGCTGAAACAACATTATAGAGGCCTTCAGAGAGCTTCTGAGGCGCAACGCCTGCTGTTACTGCTAGTGATTTCAAGCTTGCATCATACGCTGCCATTTGAGCATCAGAGGCACCAGTCAAGGCTTGCACCTTATTCATTGACTGCTCATAGTCAGCAGCCATCTGAATTGTTTTCGCAGCAACAGCAACCGTCGCAACTCCTACAGCAGCCAAGGCGTTTACAGCAACGCCTAAACCTGTTGTATCGGCTACGTAGTTGACTACCATTGTTGCTAAAACTGGCATTTATTCCCCTGCTTGGTCTGCTTCAATTGCTGCAATGAACGCATCAGTGATATCCTCATCATCTCCACCGCTACTCCCATTATTTTTATTTAATTTCTCCATTTCTTCATCTTCTATCGAAAAAATAGCAGCCCAGTCGGTTATCTCTGAACTGCCTATCCTCTCTAACATTTCTTTTACAGTCATACCACCTAATTCACGTGTTATTCGATGATAAAGCCGTCGCTCTCCACCGTCTTTCCCTCTAAAGAAGGTTTTTTTTCCTCTACATCCTCCGGTCTAAGTCCTGACATCTTGGCAGCGGGAGCATTAAGAAGCTCAAGAATGCTTCCAGGTCCCGCGTTTAGCGGTCCAATATCTACCATACTGGTAAAGATAGGCTTGCCAGCTCTTGGGTGTTTGGGTTTCCCATTCGCACCTGGAAACTCATGAAAATGCTTATGATCAGGATCAGGGAGATACATTGGGTCAGGATATCGAATAGAAAGGACAACCAGCATTGGGTACAACTTTTCAAGATTGACCGTTGCCTTTTTCCCTTCAATTTCAGTACATTGCTGGAGCAGCTTTTCCCGTTGCGTTCCCGTCAACTCCCTGACTGTTACCCATCGGTTCCATTTATCTACCCAAAAAGGCTGGTTTTCTAGTGGAGTATCAAAGGCGATTTGTCGATAATCATCAAATGTTTCTTCTGGCATACTGGTATCTTTCCAAATAATAACGACAATAACGAAAAGAACAAGAAGTACATAGATCATGCGGTTGTAAGTACCAACTGACCATCTATCACAAAGTCCAAGTCCTCCATTTCAACCTCTTTCAAAGGAACTTTCATCCCATCCTTGGTCAGCTTTCCGTAGCTCTCTAAACGTGGCAATCCTGTTGTTGCATCGATCACCATTGAGAGGATAAGTGTGTCATCTGTTCCAATTGTGACCAAATTGGCATAGGTATTGTCTGCAAGAAACTTGCTAATCTTGATGTTCCCACCTGCAAGTCCAGGCAAAAATACTTTCCACTTTACAGGAGTAGAAGTGACAGTCATACATGTCACGTCATGAATAGACCGTGACACATCAGGAGCCCACTCTAAGATGTCCCCAACGGCTGTGTATGGAAGATATGCGCCTGTCACACGGCATCCTGCTGACGATCCAAGGAATGGAGCAGTGAAGTGGATGACACCGCCGACATATTGAATGGCATAGGTAGTTGTAACCATTGTTGTGAAGGCTTGACCGTTCTGAGCAAGTGTCACAACTGCATCAGGAGAGGAGCCACCTGTCAAGCTATTCGTCGCACGTGTGATCAATGCCTGATTGGCAAATCCAAGCGTGTTGACAAACTCAACGGTATATGGACCTCCGCTTGAACCTGTTACCAGAACATTCCCAGAACCAATACTGGCAAGTGCCTGCAATCGTGTCTGAACCGTACTGGCTGGATCATTCCAGTTAATTGATGCAGTTGTATTTGCTCCAAACGTCAGCGTATACGTGCCACCTGTAGGACTACCAGTGATAGTGATCGTCTGCACTTCGTTACACTGAACCTGAACAGTCCATGCAGCCGTTCTATCCCAATAGCGTTTGGTTGGAATAGTACTAGAATTGAAGTTCTGATGATCTCCAGGATCAGTCAAAACTTGATTGGTCATTGCGACATTGGGTGTTGATGTCAGGAGCAGTTGCGCTCTATTTCCATGCGTGGATGTCACAAGCTTTAACTCCTACGTGTAAGTAACCGCACCCGTAACAACCATATCCCATGACACAGTTTCCGGATCTTTCAATGGTGCTTTCGCAGAGAACTTCTCAACAAAGGCATTAAATCCAAAGTTGTGAGAAGAAGAAAGGTTCAACACCATTGCAATTGCAGCATCCGTTGTAAGTGAATTGAACAGGACAACTTGACCATTGGTGTCAGTCATGTCAAGTCGTCCTTGAAATTTGACCTTGGCACCAACCAATCCAACCATGAACGCTTTCCAGGGAAGAGATCCAAGCAAAAACTTGGTAATGTCATGCGTTGATCGATCGATGTCAAGGCTCCATTCATCGATTTCTGCTACCGTGGCTGCTACCACCAAGACGTTTCCGCCTTTTCCGTGTAACGCGGCCATACTATATTTCCTCCGTTAACACTCGATAACGATCCGTCATATGCCATTTGTTTATACTTGTTGTATTATCAGGCAATATTTGACCGTTATCGTACAAACAAGCAATTGACCTATACAATCCTCCTAAAAGTGTGAGTGTTGGTGGATTATCCGATACCCCGTCATCCAGTGCATTAAATA